GTGGGGGAGAGTGTGGCTTGTAATGTTGAAGAGGTGAAGACTAAAAAGAGAGGAATAAAAGGCGGTAGGTAATGACGCTGATTGAATATATTGTTGGGTTAATCGGGCTTTGGTTATTCTCGGACGCTATTCTGAGTATCACCTTGTATCTCAATGCACCCAGTTATGACGGAAGCCCCAAGCAGTCATGGCGCAAAGACCACTGGGTTCGAGCAGTGAGAGCGTTATGTGGCATTGCTTTGATGGTAATAATTTGGTTTAATTGAAGGAGGAGGAAGGAATAATGGCACGTAATGAGATAGGGTTTATACCTAAAGTAGCTGTATCACGGGAACAACTTCTCAAGCGAGCACACCGAAACGACAACAGTGCATCCAAGAGAGTTTATTATGAGAAAGAAAAAACTAGGTAAAGAGAAGCCCTTTAAGCTAGAGGGTAATGAAGGGAAAGATAACGGCTGTGAGATAGCCGACTCTTGTCTCGATTGTCCCTGTGAGTCCCGGTGGGTTTGGGTAGAAATGCAGTGCAAGGAAGACTATACTCAAGGTAGCGGCAAGAGAGGGTTGATAATAGATATGAGGGGGTCTATCGCCCATTCCCTAACTACACAAGGGATGTCTGTGGCTTTTTTAGGAGAAGTTTTTAATGTTACGAGTGAAACAATTAGACGGGCATTGCGTCAAGGGGAGTAGATTAAGAACCTGAAACTTCAAAGTCTAGACCCAAGATAGCTGGTACAGTCACCGCAATTTGAACCCACACCTTGCCCAGTGGGGGAATGCCCTTCAACCAGAGTGTCCATTCTTGACTCACTAATCTCACTTTAATCCGAATCTTCATATTATCACCATCCGATATTTTGTTCCCCACTCAGTTTCTAATTTATCTTTAATCTCATCCGTCTGAGGTTCAAGAAACTTTACTTCACGTTCTTCCGTGACTAAGACATTCAAAGCGTGCTTGTCCGTCCAGCACATGCCAAATGCTAACGATGCCCACCCTGGTATACTGAATTGCCCCAATAGCCGGTAGGTAAAATCATCGCAATCAAGCCAGTCATCCTCGAATTCCATCTTGTTGGTCTTATCCTGCCCTATAAAACGATAGATGTCGTCTATATTACATAGTTTATACTTACGGTCTGATAAGAATATCTGGGCATCTGGAAACCTAGCCTGAAGAAGATTGCGCAATCGGGTTATATCTATCTCTTTGGTGGATGAGGGAGGCACTAGATATTGTGGGGTGGGCGTAGTCCTCCCCAACACTTTGAGTATGGCTGTGTATATTTTGCTCAGTAACTGTCCCATCATTCATCCTCGTCCAGTTAGTCCCAAGATAAGTCCAACTACTATACCGCATAGAGTAATGCTACCGCCAATTATTTTCCATTGTAGCTTGATAGAGTTTCGGTTCACAGCGCAGCCTCTCAGAGCTTCGGCAATCCCATCATTTTGCTTCTCCTGATGCTTTTTTATTTCTGGTATATCGCCCTCATCATCCTTATCCCCATAGAGACGTTTGAACTTTTCATCCAATCTAATTAAAAGCTCATCCCTATCTGTTTGTCTCACGACAGCTCCACCTCCTGCATAACCAAGTTGAATCGTCTTTCTGGCTTGGTTGGGGCAGTCTCATTCTTGGTATATTCCCAAAGAGGGCTTGTGGGTAAGAGCCGAACATTTATGGTCGCCCCATCAGGGTCATAGAACTCCGTAGGGTAGGTCAGGTCAGCACTGGCTTCCTCAAGGACTGTTTTAATAGTGGCACTCTCATCTAATTGTTGCCCCAGTTTATCTCGGACATTATCACCTGCCACAACCGTACATTTAATTATCCTTCTTCTTGTAGTATAGAGGACGGCATGGCAGTTATAGTCTAATAGTATGGGGGTTTTAGTGGCATCGTCAGTGAAGGCGTTAATCTTAAATCGTACCATCTCCCTGGCAGGTTTGTTGCTAATATCAATAAACGCTGAAGGCTGGCGGTCTGTCGAGGTGCCCTTGAAATTCCCCACATCTACCCAAGTGCCTGTTTTCCACAACTCGTAATCAACATTGAAATAAATATCTGCGTCATAACTATGCCCTAACTTCAGGAATAACTGGATAAATGCCTTCGTATCATCCCGATAACCGAAGTGCAACCAAGGAGTAATAACATAGGGGCGAGTAGAAGTGTCAAAGTCTCTATTAGTGTCGTTGGCTATATCGCCATAAGCATCCGGCAACGGGATATAGTAAAGGCTATCGGTGGAGTCGGTAGAAGCTATCCAGAGTCTTCTCTGATAGACATTGGATACCCACGCTGTCTCACAACCATCCAATGTTATCTCTTGGGTAGGATGCCATACCCATTGAGTTGTGCCGTCAATACTCTCGAACCTACCTGCTAATACTTCTACTTTGGTCCCATTATCTACAACAGCAAACAACCATCTCTCATCTCCAGTTACCGCAAACACCTGCCCGTCAAAGTCTGCAAGGTTGGTAATCCAATCTGATGGGTCTTTCCAATTGTAGGTAGCATTGGCAACATTATACTCTAGTAGAGCCTGCGTCCCATAGGGCATATAGAAATAACCTAACCAATGGAAAGAGTTCTTGCCTCCCGTAGTGCTGGTCATGTGCTCGGTTATATTAGTTAGCACCTTTACATTGCCAGTGGTATCAAGATAAAATGGTCTGTCTTCCTTTAGGATATAGAATACGCTATTGACTGACCTCAGTCCTGTAATAGCATTATAGGTAGCATCAACTGTCGTCTGTGTCGACCAAGCTGTGCCCCCATTGAGAGGGTTAACTGTAGACCTTAGGGTATTCGTCCCATCATTACCATACATAGTAGGGGCAGTTGCGTCTAGAAGCTCAAAGTGTTCGTACTGTTTATCTGTAGCTGTACTTTCAGTAAAGGCCTCTGCTTCTGTCATATACCAGTAGTTTTGTGATGTGCCGAAAGCTATGAATAAATAGTCTGCCCCACCAACCTGCATTTGCTTGAGGGAGGTGATACTGTGAAGAAAAGCCCCCCTGATAGTGATAGCCCCCGCTGAACTCATAGCCAATAGAATACTGCCACGTGAGAAATACATCTCATCACTAAAGTCCTGTCGTACTTTTATAACCCCAGAAGCGGGTATCTGGCAGTCATCTACATAAGCTACCTTGTTTGCGCCAGGGGTATTGGCATATACACCTACCCGTATTCTTGTAGCAGAAGAATCTAACTGCCTGGTGCAGGTTAGAAGCTCATAAGAACCCCCGCCTGTATGAGCAGTACCATTAGTCTCCCCCACACCATCGTTTATACGCACTTTCCACATATTAGCATCAGTAGCCTTGACATAGAACCCAACCGTCCATGTAGTAGACCTGAAGGCATTACTCCAATTAGCCAGGTCTTGATAGATACCAGTAGATTCGCTGGTCCCTTCTGTGTTTAGGGCAGCGGAATAAGTCCCAGACCTTTCATTCGCTGAGTCCTGAGTCACACCGTTGGTAGTCCCTGGCTCAACCTGTGTCCAATTGGTAGGGGTGGTGCCATCATCCCAAGCCTCAAAGCCAGCATCATTCACAGTGGGCGTTGTCGGTAAAGTAGCCGCTGAGGGTTTATAGCTCTGTATAGCCATACCCCGATGCCTCATATCCATACCGTAAGAAGAGTTATATCTTTTAGGGTCATTTTCATCATAGACTTCAAGTCCAAACCCGGAACGCCAGTCGTGCTGTTCGGCTACCAGCTCTTTCCCATAGGGTAAAGCACCATAACCAGCTTCACTTACTTGCTGGCTGGCAAATGGCTCATCATCATCTACTTGATATAAATACTCGCCATCATTACCCCTGGCAAGCATCAGACCAACCTTAGTCGAGCCATCTGACCTTAATATCCCACAATCGTGATGTTCTTTATTATAAGGCATTATATGTTAATCACCCTCATAGTTTGTCTCTCGGCCGGCATCCCCATTTTACTTAATAAGGCCTTATATTTACTAAACCAATAGGCGGATAAGTTGATAAACTGGCCTCTGTCTTCGCCAGAAGCTCCCCCAATACCCCTTTCATACAAAAGATAAGCCGTATAAGCCAGAAGCAGGTTTAACTTATGACCATCAAGGCTGATAGTATCCGTTGCAGCACTTAAAGACTCCAATGGCTTGGAACCGATTAGTCTTATTTTCCTTTCATTGCTGGTTAGGTCGGGTATCCAAAGATAGTTATATGTTCCATCATTGATAATCCGCCTAGTGTGAAGCGGTGCCCAATCTCTGGGCAGAATATCATCACAAATCTCATCTGAATATCCTAGCGTCTGGATGTCAACCGTATCAACATTCCCATCTTGAAAGTCCTCCGGCAACAGATACTCTCGAACAGTTGTGCCAATCAATCTAGGTGCATCGAAGTAGACAAACTTAGTATGAGTAGCTACATTCAATCGTATCTCTACTGTTTCCAAGTCATCGTTAAGAACTTGGTTTTTTAATTCAAGCAGAGTCCACCTATTAGCAGGACAAGCAGTGGTAGAGGTTAATGTCTGTGTTGTCCCATCAGATTGCACAGTATGGATTATGATAGACGCATTATTGGTAACTTCTGGCTGCGCCCAACACTGTAGGGTCATTGTCTGGTTCATTATATCTAACAGGCGAGGGTAATCATCAGAACTAATATAAAGATAATCATCCGCCCCATCGGCTACTACTCTAGCTGAGGCTTGTGCGTTTCGGGTTAATCCGGCAGTGGTCGTTTTAGTAATACCTCCGCTATTCTCCGTGTAGATACGCAATGCAGTGGAAGATGAGAAATTAAACGGGGGTAGAATATTACCAGTGATTAACTGCATATCGTCTAATGGAACACGCAGACTAGGGTAAAGTTCACGCAAAGCATCGTTAATGGCATCCTCCCTACTTTGATATTGGTGCCGACTCAATCTAAAATTAGCCAGATTAGAGCTATCGCTACTGAAGTTATCACCAAGAACAGTCAATGTATTCGTGCCGTCATCATCGCTAACATATCTATCCTCATTAGCGTTGGCTTGGTCTTCAATGTAAACCCACCATCTATTGAAGTAATCAGCCGTTGAACGATGCCTCTGTAGATTAGTGGAAACGACACTCTTGTTTGTAGTCAGGGCCGTTGTAACAGCGTGACGATATTTCCACTCACCTAATAGCGTGAGTAATCTTTCATCTGCTACTAATAAGGTTGTAGTGCCCATCTTGAACCTCCCTTGGATTCCATCCCAGCATTTCTTTTATATGTTCTGTACCCATTATACCAAATTGCGTTTCTATCATACGAAGATACTGCCCATCGGAGAAGTATTCCCTAAACGCTTGGTCTCTAAACCTCACCACTTCTGGTTCAGCGCATATATTATCAGCGAATTGGTCGTAGCTTGACCAATCAGTGGGCTTATCTTTTAGGGAATCACACCACTCTGACCCTGGATAGGGTAAGGCAACATAAAAATTAACATACTCACACTGAAGCTCACTAGCTAATTGTTTCGTATTTCCCATATCTTCCATAGTTTCTTCTGGTAGCCCGAACATAAAATTGCCCATGACATTTATCCCTGCCTCACGAGTCATCTCTCTCGCCTTGAAAGGGTCAGTCGCATACTTATCTAAGCTAGAAGCCTCAAACCCGTAAGCTAACCAATTAAACCCAGCCCGCTTCATCTTCTCTAAGAGTTCGGGGGTTACAGTATCCACCCTAGCATAAGCCCAAATGTTAAGATTGTAATCCCTTTCAATTAACAAATCGCAGATTCGCCCCACATGGTGGTGGTTTAGCACGAATAACTCATCACAAACCTTTAGATTTTGAACTGAGTGCGTCTCAACAAGGGTCTCCACCTCGGCTATAACATCTTCGGGTTTCCGATAAGCCACCTGTCTCCCACCATAGAGAGTATGAATATTGCAAAACAAACAATTATACGGGCATCCGAAGCTGGTATAGATAACTCCGTAATTCCCCCTGCTATTCAAGTCGTGAAGACAATGCCAGTTATGGGCACGATATTTAGAGAAGTCTACTAAGTCCCACCGGGGTGTTAACCTGCATAGCTCCGCCCGATGCAACCGTAATCTTCTTTTGTCAGGGCGTGAGGCCTGTGGATGAAGCCCTGAGATATGATAGAACTTCAAAGAACTTGCCAGCTTCCCTATAACATTCATCTTAGGGGTAGAGGAAGCCGATGGATTAGCACCCATCGCCACGAGAACACAAGGCTCGTTCCCTATTCTGGAGACCGTTCCGTCCACTGTTAATGCCTCCGCCTCGGCATCAAGTATGGTTGTGTGTCCCGGATACTTTCTTGCCCAATAAGCGCACCATATCGGAGGCTCTACCGCTGACATCGGACTGGGGTTTCGGTTATTGGGGTTAACTATTATCATCCGACTCCCTTAATCTGACTACATCTAAATCATCGTGGCAGGTAGACACCTCTAGTAAGACTGCATCCGTAACCCCCTCAAAGCTATGACAAAAGCCGACAGGGACAGTTATTGGCTCGCTACCCTTAACTAGCGGATACAGTCTCTCTTCAAACATCAAATCCACTACTCCCTCCAAACAGTAAAAGGTTTCCTTCTTTTCTTTATGGTAGTGGTAGGATGATATCATCCCCGCCTTTAGATACAGCAGTTTGCCACAATACTCATGGCAATTCACTATCCACTCCTCTCTTCCCCATCTCTTTTCAACTATCTTCATATATCACCTGACTCCCACTTTTATCAAACTTAAAAGGAACATGTTTTAATTTCATGGCATCACTTACTTCAGCCTGCTTTTTGGGTTCTACCACCAAAAGGATAACCCCACCACCACCAGCACCCAATAGTTTCCCGCCTATAGCTCCAGCCCTTAATGCCTTATCGTAAATCTCATCAGTAAAGGGAGTGGTAACATCATCAGCCAGTTCTTTTTTTAATGCCCACGCCTCACCCATGGCCAACCCAAAATCCCTATAGCTCTTATAGTCTCGTATCGCCAGCATTTTCAGGCGATGTAGCACTTCTTGATTCTCATCTATTCTCGCTAATTGATGTTCCACCACTTCCCCTGCCTTTCTATATTGCCCTGTATCGAACAACATCAGATAAGGCTCTAGCCAACTGTAACCTACAGGCTCATCCACTATACCCGAAGCGTAGAACCTCAATCTATGAAAGCCACCCACTGCGCATATATATTGGTCTTGATACCCCACATGGTCATCGAGTTTATCTCTCTCCCATATAGTTGCCAACCCAGCTATTTCCTCATTAGGTTTATCCGTGCAAGCCTTCAGCAAACCAACGGTAAAAGCAGAACTAGTAGCCATCCCACTTCTTACTGGCAGGTCAGAGTGTGTCCACATCTGCCCCTTGCTCACTCCTACATAACAATACTTATCTATGGAGGTGGCTAGAACTACCCCTCCATGCTCGTTAAAGTATTCAGGGTAATCAGTCCCTCCGCCAAGTAAACTTACCCTCAATGGGGTTCTTGTGATAATCAAGGGAAACTCCTGCAAAGTCTATCCTCAACTACGCACTCAGAAATTTGCCGATTATATTCTGACCAAGTGCATCTGGCACATTCTTTCTGAGGGTTGATACCTTTAAGTAATTCTCTGTGCTTATCGCTACCCCACTCATCAAATTGAAACCTCTCCTCCATCCGGTGGTCAACACAAACATATTTCTGTTTATCAGTGCATATCTGGACTACAAGGGGAGAAGCCAAGCATTTATCGAAGTCGTGCTTAATGTGAAAACCCTCATCATATTTATGGGTTACTGTATAAACATGGAAATCATCATCCTCTAAGTCATGTAGCCCCTCAAATATGCTTTCTATATTCGCTTTGTTAAAGTCAGCCCTGCTCCCTGCAAAATCCTTCCTTTCCAAATCCACTGGTCTAACATGAAAATCATCTACCCCTAGAACCTTGGCAAGCATCCCACAATTCACCAAATCACCTACATTCTCTGGTAACACCAAGGCCTTTAATGAGATGTCGCACTTCTTCCCACGGGAAGCCTTCGTGTCCACAAGCCTCTTAATGTTCTGCACCACAGTATTAAAATCATCCCTACCCCTTATCCGCTTATATAATACAGGGGAAGACGCATCCAGTGATATTCCAATCCATCTACAGAGTAAGAGTTCATTTATATAATCCTCACCCAGCAGAGCACCATTAGTAATAATGGCGCACTCCATACCCTTACTTATTCCATAGGCTGTCATCCCTCTTATGTTTTCGTTTAACAATGCCTCACCACCACCACCCCAACAGAACGCCTTTACGCCCCAATCAGCCAGATAATCTAGTGTGTCCTTGATATATTCTCTGCTCCATTTCATCTTGGCAGGCAGGTATCTCTGAGAGTTACAGTAATAACAATTCTGATTACAAGCACTTATCGGGTCTAGCGAAGCCTCGATAGGAGGAGGTAACTCGCCATTCCCATCTAACCAAGTCACTATCTTCTTATAGTGCTCATAGTAAGTTAGCCCTTTATATGAATTAAAACTGTTGTATTTGTTGCACTCAGCCCATTCCATACATATCAGCCATTTCTATTATCAAGGTGCTTTTATCACTGCGCAAAGCCTTTCGGTATTCAGGTATAATATCTTTACTCCCGCATAACTTGACCACATTTACATTCTGCAAGATGGTTCTCATTGCTGCTGTATAGTCTTGGCAGTGTTGTACACCTGGATAAAGAGGGTCCTTGCTTCCCACCACAGTCCTGACAATAACTTTAGGATTAAACTCCCCGTTAGTCATCTCCTCGCATTTGTCGAGATGATTTACCAATTGGTTAAAAGCTAGAAGCAAGAAGTCAAACCTAGGGAAGATACTTATCGGGATATAACCCATAAGGCTCAACCCGATGGACACACCCATTTGCATTTCCTCTGCAACGGGGAATTCTATAATCTTACCTTTGGGCACATTCTGCATCGTGCCATAGACCGCATTCCCCGAATAAAGAACTGATTGCCCCAAGAAGATAGTTCTCTTATCCTGCGCTAACAAAGCCATAGCTTGGGTTAAGCATTCTTTATAGTTCAAGATTGGCTCGCTTTTCTTGCCTATAATGTAACTCCCATGTCTCACTAGCCCCCGCATGCAAGGCCTTCCATTAACATATGGCATCTTCCGCTCTCTGCACCAGTTAGGGGGGGGGGCATATTACCGGCGGTAAAACCTGTGAACCTGTTAACACCCCTCAAAAACACACTCAAAAAAGGTTAACAACCTCGTTAACACCTGTTAACGGTATTACCCTAGATGAACTGGCAGAGGCCAAGCGTCTATAGTTAGGTAAATATATCGAGTTTTAGAAAGTCACGAAGACTCCCGACCCAACATGGGGGTAGGTTCTCTCGTAATTATATCGGATAACGTTCTCTTTATCATGCCCTCCCCATACTTCCTGAGTCGGTGTATTAACACTCAACCCGTTATCTTCAATAACAAAGGTGATTGGTAAATTATTTCGCCTGGCATACTTATGGCACTCATGGAATATCCCTGTCTCAGCACCCATATCCCCGACAAAACACCATACCCTAGCCCCTGCCATAGCTACTCCCAGTGCAATCGGCAAGCATCCTCCAACTATGGCAGAGGTGAAGAACTTATACTTTGCATTATTCAGGTTAATACTGTGGTTATTCAGGATTTCCTTCTTAATCCATTCTGGCGGTATGCCTTTCAATAGGGCATGAAAATGACTACGATGTGTTGAGAATATCCAGTCGTCTTCTTTCACATTTTGAAATATCTCAATCAACCGTTCCTCATTCCCTCCGCACAAATGCACAGGAGAACGTAGATTGCCAACCTCAAATAATTCTTTTATCTCCTGTTCAAATTGACGCAGTGCCCGTATAATTGTTTCACTCTTACGATACATAAATATCAGCCATAGTGGCAGAGAATAAAGTCATCTACTGCCTCCTACTCCTTATGTTTCCCGCACAGAGCCGTCATCTTCTTCTTGTAGGTCAAGACGGTCTTCCCTTTGCCTTTGAGTCTCTTGTAACCAGTTCTCCGGTAATTCCCCCGTACAACCAATATTTTGAGTTATTTTCTCCGTATCGTGGAACTCTATTTCTCGCCATATGTAGAAGTCATCATCAGGGAACACAACGACAAATTGGATTAAGCCCGGATGTGGCTTGCGTATCTCCCATGTACACCTTGTCCCGCTCCTTTTACTTCTTGGGCTAACTTCCATTATACCTCCTGTGCGAAGATGTCTACTGTTCCGTCTTGAAATACTGCCGCTAAATCGGTCAAAGACCCACCATCTACTACCGCATAAATCCGCACTTTATCCGTTGCACCTGCACCGGGAGCAGATATTTCTTTCATTTCAAGAAACCCAGAAGTACCTTCTATAATTATAGTCCCAGTTGAGTTTACTCGTACACAATCAACGAAATCACCAACAGCATCGGCTCCGGAAGCATTAGAAGCATAAGTAATACGGAATTGGTCACTTTCTTGCCAAAGGGCAAATGTAGCATTATTACTTGCTCTCTTGAATAAGACACCACCGAAAGCATCACCACTCGGTTGTTTTATATCTATTGGGGAACGAGGAGTGATGTTCGCCCCAAGCCCCTTACCGCTGGCAAGAATCCAATCATGTGACCAAGATGCCGCATCTTCACTCTCATCCCAAAGTAATTTAGGCGACCCAGTTACATCAATCGTTATTAGGTCAGTATCTGTATCCGAGCCTGGTTTATAGTCTATTCCGCTAGTTGTTTTGATAGTAACGGAACCACGAAATATAGAGTTGGTGAACACACGTTCCCCATTCACCAACACCAAGGGAAGAGAACCATCGTTAAAAGTCATTTCTTCTTTACCTCCTCAAAGACACCTTTCTCGATATTTACATTCCAATTACCCTGTAACCCCAACCCGTGAACACATCCTTGTATGTAGGATTGTAGCTCCCTCTGGGCAACCTCCACTTCCTTTAGCTTGAAACTAATACCGGTCAGTATCTCTGGCGTTAGTTTTACTTTCTTCATAGTAACTCATATACAGTGCGAGTGGTGATAGTGTTGTTTTCGCTATTAGTAAAACCTAAATCAACATCATCATCAGCCTCATACTCATATCCTTTCCCGAACGGAATGGATATATTTGTTGCCGCAAGAGCAGACATACTTTCGCTGTAAATTAACGAATCGTAATTAGCCCCATCTCCCGCATCTATTGTAACGGTAAAATTCTCCGCTGCTGTTGCAGCCGCACTAAACTTAGCTTCTACCCTCAATAACCTAAACGTACCTGTTGGGTTTACAGCCTCGGCAACCGCAGCCGTTGACGCTGTTCTCACAGCGAAGGTGGGGCTTTGAGTTGCGACAGCAGCCCCATTAGCATCTACTTGTGTAACCCGTAGCGCAGTTGCCGCTGTAGAGGCTAAATCACCCCCATCCTTATCTACGATTACTCGGTCTGGATACTTTCTAAAGTTTGCCATTACTTACCTCCTATCGGCCTATAAAAAGCCTGTTTCCATTTTTTATTCGCAACGCTCATGAGTTTCCCTCCCTGCTTGCGTATTTGCATGAGCCTACGAAGTTCCTTGCGGGCTTCTTCGACCTTAACCCGCTCCTCATATTGCTTCTCCGCCTCATCAACTAATTCCTGCACGCTGGCTTCGTCAGTTATGCCCTGCTCTGCTAAATGCGCCCTCGCTATCTCGTCTAACTCGCTTCTGTCTATTTTATAAAGAGGGACAACAATAGAGGGGTCTAACTTTGTACCACCCATCGGAAGATATAACGCTTTTCTTTGATTGCGCCTCGCCACAAATAGATTAGCCACTCTTTTTCTTCGCTGCCCTAGCCTTGGCCATGTTAGCTACTCTCTTCTCATAGACTTCTCTGGCTCGTTCCTTTTCGTTATCTAAAGGCATATCAATGTGAGCCTCAATTTCAGGCTGGTTATGCTCCTTCCGCATCTCCTCCAGAAAACCCTTTGTCTGCCCATATATAGGATTGATAACAACCCTCGTAGCAGCTTTCAGTCTCCTCACTTCAGCTGCCGGTAAATCCCTTATCTTTCGATTGAAGAATTTGCCCATTATACTACCCCCTGCTTTATTTTAGTGGACACCCAAGTCTCACCATTCCATTCTTTGCTGTATTCTTCCTGCATGGCAAAAGCCAACCATAATTGACGTATGGTATCGTATTGACCTAATCGGGGACTCATCTGAATCCCCTCGTTTAGTTGAAGTATAGAAACGAAGTTATCAAAACGATTCAACAAAACCCTCATCCCCTGCGAGTTCGAATAATAATTACCAGCAAAATCAATCCGCTCAAACTCTCTGGGTGATTTGTGACCGGCTATTATTTGCAAATCCTCTTGGTATGGTATCCAAATAAGGTGATTGATTGACTGCTTAAACCAGATTCTTCCATATTTATCCCAACCAGTGCGAAGATGATTAAAAGACAACCCCACAGGCTTATCCATCAACGATTGGATTTCGGGAGCTTCGGCACACATCCTTACATCCCCCAGTGATAGTATATCCATTATCCCTCACTCTTTAATGCCTGTGTTAATTCGTAAATCATTCCCTTTAATTCTAACACTTCGGTTCTCAATTCTTCCGTTTCTTTGCGCTGTGTCTCTTCTTCCTCTGCCCTCTCTTTCTTGGCATATTCCTCCCATTTCTTAACCCTCTCCTCCTTCTTGGCTATACACACAGTAACCTCTTCCTGGGTATCGTGCCACTTATCACAACCTGCACAATAGGGCAAAGGGTCTTTAGGGGGGACAAGTGCCCACCCTTTATCTAAATTAGCATCTCTAGTCCCAGACCCTATTACATTCCCTTCCTTATCCTTTCTATGATATCCCCTCCAGCTAGGGATAGCCTCAATCTCTCTCCCGTCTGGTGTGTAATACATTGTGCGGGGTATCCCCCCTGTGCGAGAAAAGCCCTGCTTTTTAATATCCTTCTTTTCTTGAACTGTGAGACTCATATACCCCCCTTTATATGTATTTTAATTTTTTTATGACAATGCTGGCAACCAGTTCCCAAATACAAAACTGGTGATTCCCTGCTCCATATCTCCCTATACATACTCTCCTCTCCGCAGAAAGTGCAAGTGGCAAATACTTGGTAGACATGCCGACCATTGCCCAGCAAAACCTTACCATTCCGCCTTTCCTCTATAACCTTTGTGGAATCTACCGATGTAGCCATCATCCAAGTTCCTTCCAATGTCATAAGGAAAGTCATCCACTTTGCGAACTGCTCATCAGACATTTCGGTCATATTATAAGTGACATCACCAATAGACTCGTAGTATCGCTCTTTATCTTGGATAATACCCTTCTCTACACAATAATCGAATATTTTACAACCCGGATAAGGAGCCAGCATCGCCAAGAATATCAACGATTGCTGGCAATGCTGGGCAAAGAAATCCAGTGTCTCTAAAATGGTTTCTTCGGTCTCTACGGGGTCGCCGAATAAGAGGTTCCCTCCAAAACCCATCCCTACTTCTTTCGCCAATGCAATAGTTTCTACGTATTGGGCTGGTCTTGTCTTTTTATTCATGCTCTGCAACACCTTTTGAGAGGCACTCTCCAATCCATAGGAAAAGAAATAACATCCAGCTTTCTTGGCTAATTCCAGAGTCTCTTTATCTAGTTTAGCATTAGGGTGGGTCTGAAACATCCAATCAAAATCCCATCCATATTCCTCCCTTTCCTCAATCAGTGCCACGCAGAACTCCCTCATCCGCTTCTTGTTAACAGCAAACAACTCATCCCCAATGATAAGAATATTGAACTTATATTTCCTGTAAAGTCTCCGTATCTCCTCCATGATATTAGGGATAGAACGAGCACGATACTTCGGTCCGCCTTGATGGACACAGAATGAGCAGTTGAAAGGACACGACCTCGCTGTATTTATTGTCATCGGCCTAGGATGAGAACGGGAATACTTATATAGAACCCTAGTTGACAACGAGAATTCATTAAGCATCTCCTTAACCCCAAATGGTTCATAGTCAGGAAATGCCCTGTCATCTAAATCCCCATAGTCGTAATTCGTCTGATTAAATATCGCACCACTCTCGGTCCAGTAAGCCAGATTATCTATATCACCAGGGTGTTCCTCTTTTTCCAAAGTGTCCGCTAGTTTAACTATCGCCTCCTCTGCCTCACCCCAAATACAAAAGTCAGGTTTCAAAAGATTAAATACAAACTCTTTATCATTATTTATAATCCCTCCCCCCATGACAATTGGTGCTTTGGTATATCGCCTGATAACCCCTATAGCATCTTTAATAAACGCATAATCGGTGCATAATCCCCCAAGCCCAATCAAATCAGGCTTCTCCTTTTCGAGTGTTTCGTGTATCCCATTAGCTATCATCACATAAGCGGACTTGTATCTGGTACTGTTATTAAGATTTAATCCAATCACTTCATGCCCTGCTTTCTTTAACGCAGATGCCAAGTAAGCTAACCCTGTAGGGAAATCACTCACTGACAAATAAGTAGCCGTGTGTCCCTTGTAATGAAATGTCGGGACGAGAAGCAAGACCTTCATTTCCGCACCTTTTTATACCAAACGTAAGGCGTAAAATATTTCCAAGAGAATGTCTCAGTAGGCGACACTTCCTTAAACATGCGAGCATTATCATATAACCACCATAAGGCATTCCAATAAACCCGCAATACAAATTGCATTATTTTTATCTGAATATAAGGTATTGGGAACTGAGCATATAAATCACTTCGATAACGCATGTCTCTACCAACCCTTTTGAAACCCATCGCCTTAATAGCTTGCATGATATGAGCCTCCCTGCGTATGACACAATCCGAAATCCTATGAACAGAGAATCCGCCAATAGTATCATCGGCCTCAAGAATGCGAATATTGGTAATGAAGTCCACGCCATCAACTGTTTTGATTGCTGTTTCTATCACGATGCCTCCTCCTGACTAGGCATATAATGGATTAGGTCTTCCACAGTAAGACCTCGATACTCTTTCTGGAAAAGTTCCCACAGCCCCCACCTTTTATAAAATATCTCCATATTCTCTGCGTTCAGTCTTTTCCCGTTAATGGAGGCATCTCCCCTAGTAGCTTTAGGCTGGTGATATCCTACACCATACCCACAGAAATATAGTTCCCACCCTTTAGATTTTACCACAAAACAATTATCTATATCATCCACACCCTTGAATCCATTGAAAATGTCTTCATCCAGATTACCCGCCACCGCTTGTTTTCTTAATAGTGCGAAAGCCCACTGAACAGCCTCAACCTCATAAATAGAAGTTAACCTATGACTTGGTAAATCCCGCCCAATATCACACGGAAGGTATTTGAACATCCTTATCCCGGCACTTTCTATGAGACCATTGGGGAACAAACATTTCAATCCCACAACACCTACTCTGGGATTTTCCTTCATCAGTTCCAACGCACGAATTTCCCATGTAGGTTCTACACTCATGCTATTCATAACAGTAGCTACATAATCAGTACGGGCTTGTTCTAATCCTATGTTGAAAATCTGATTCCCCGATTTGTAGGGTACGTCGGAATGTATGTATGTAACATTACTGTGGATTCTCTGGAAGTCAGCCATCCAAAGGGGGGTTAAATCTGTGGAATCATCAATGACAATGAGATGAAATGGCGAGACTGTATTGACATAGAGAATATCCAGACATTTCTCCAATAAGCCTAGCCTATTATGCGCAGGAACGATTATATCTAACTGATACTCCCCCGTCATTCCACCCCTCCTTCCTATGATGAGGGGGGAGCGAAAGGTCGCCTCCCCCCTCATATGTTTACTCTAGTTTAAGATTAGTGAGGGCATACTCTGCACTAGCAGATACACCTGAAGTGCCTCCACCGATATACTGGCCAATGGTGTATTTACTTTTACCCACATCCGTAGAAGCGGTGTTGGAAATAGGTCCGACAGCACCAGCCACAGTAGTTGATGCTTTCACGGGTTGCCCAATGACAAGAGTAGTAGCATCAACAAAAACGGCACATTCGCCTGTTCTCTGCAACCACACATAGTCACTAGCAGCAGCCGAAGCCGCTGCAACACCAGCTATCGCATTGGTAAACACTGTGTTAGCCGTAGTCAGAATCACCTCATCGTATGGACTCTTTCTCAAGGCCACTCTAGTTGTCCCAGCCTCCAATGCTACCGCTAGTTTATCGTTGCCCGCAAGCGTTAGTGTAGTCGTAGACCCTGCGGCACAGGAGTTGTTGGACGCAATTTTATAGGTATGCCCAACACCTGTCCCTACACTAGAAGAAACAGTCAGGTAGCCGTCAGCGAACACATCAGCTGCTAAAGCAGTACCAGCAATAGTAACCACTGGCTTCCTTGAGTTAATAGCGACACTACTGGACGGAACAACAGCAGCCTTGGCTAATGAGGTATTGGCCTCCTCGCCTTTACCTTGATAGAGCTTGCCAGGCACCAGAGCCGTGCCGCCAGCACGAGCATACCTAAAAGTTCGCCCGTCTGGGAGTTCCATCGCATGCCCTAACTCATGGAGTTTAGTGCTCCCAACGACCTTTTCGTCCCCATAGTCTCCGTAAATTTTATTCGGGAATGAACCCATTTTATCCTCCTTACGCAGGCGTGGCAGCATCCATGTAAAGCTCGACTATCCAGCCCGGCAGATACTCACCAACTCCGTATTCTCCAACGATATTGAGTTCCCACCCTCGTAGGGATGCATCCCTCTCAGGTTCGACCGACCACTCATTTGCAGTTGCTAGTATAATGCTTCCACCTACTCCAGTGGCAAACACCCCACCCTTCGCATCGTCACTGGCATCTATTGAAAGGTTACCATCTTCCATAATAGGCATACCGAACAACTTGCCAATTCCATAGTTACGAAGAATGTCATCCGTCACACTTCCGCCCATCGCCTGAACTTGACTTGAAGAGGCAGCGGTTCCCGGAGGAACCAATGGGGTTAAAACATCCACCAAGTCAAGCAAAGTGAATGGGTGATGAACACAGGCATAAGGCATGGGGGCAGGTCCGCCATTCACAGGTTTATTACCTGCTAACAACGCCCTAGCTGCTGCCACAACACCCATAGACATAGTTGTGCCTGCGCCTCCTAGTGAATTAGTACCATCGTCAAGTTGCCCCAGCAGGTCTTGGTCACGCTTTTTTTCCATCGCAGAACCAAGTATCTTCCCTGCAGCAGCCTTAACATCTTCTTGGTCATCTCTGATTAGCTTGTCAGTCAGAATGATTTTAACACCAACCTCGGCAGGAGTTATCTGAACATTCGTGTCATCCATAGCCGAGGAAGCCGTCATATCAACACCTTCAGTCAAGCCAACAGCAGTGACTTCTCCCCAGTAAGGCACGTTTACTTTCTTACCGTCTCCTTTTTGCTTGGTGATTTTCCACGACAGCCCAGCCATAATAGCTAAAAACTGCGAGGTAAACCGAGCTTCCTCGATAACCGTTGGGATAGTATCACCAAGTTCAGCAGTTGTGGTAATCGGCATATATGATTACCTCCTATTTTATTTTTTATCTTCCTTGTTCCCTACGCATTGCCAGGTAGGTATCCCTAATTTTAGGGTTATCAGGGTTTTTAATGTAAGCCTCTTGTGCTTCCTTCCACCCTGTATTACCAGCAGGCGTAGCCCCGGTGTCAGTCTTGTAAAGGTTGGGGCGTAGCTTCTTTTGAAGGCGGAGTAATTGCTCCTCTTCGCTCTCCATTTGCCCCTCTCCCTTTAGTTTATACGACTTGATTGCTCTATTAGCCTCTCGATATGCCCTCTCAAACAAACCGCTATCAGACTTTTCCTTCTCCCACTTCTTAAACACATTCTCAAAGTGGGGGTTGGTAGGGTCAGCCCCAGCTTCTCTAATATCCTGCTCAAGCTCCTCACGCACTTCTAGTGCTACGGAATCAAGCCGAATGTTTTGTGTTCGCTGTTGCTCCTTTGCCTTTTCAATCCTGATTTGCCGTTCTAGGTGGGCTATTGCGGGGTTCGTATCACCATACTCACTAGTCTGGGTCGCCTTTAATGCCGCTAATGTTAGTTCAGCCATCTGGCTTCCATCCTGTGGTTGGTTAACTTGCTCTCTCAGCCGTCTAATTTCAGCCCCTTGTGAAGACAACTTCGCATTCTGCTTATCGAATTGCTCTTTTGCAGCTGCCGCACGGGCTTCTTCTAGTTGCGCTACATGCTCTGCCTCGGTGTAGGTCTTCGTGGTGTATTCAACCTCTTTTTCATTTTCGGGGCTTTCAACAACCTCTTGCTCCTCTACCTTATCAGTAGTCACTGTCACCTCCATTCCTTTTTGCTACAAAGGGGCATCTCCTGCAAAAAAGAAAGAGGGGTTCCAACTCTTCTGCAAGAGCTTACCCCCCTTTTGTAGTCTTTGTTATTAAAGTGCTACCCTCTAGTATACCATATTTGCCTTTTTATAGTTTAGGGCGGGTATAGAATAATTGTATATAATACGCTACCATTGGGTTAGTCCGCTTCATTCGTTTATGTATTCTATTAACTAAAGTCTGCAATCTTCGAGCCTGCCACTCTGTTTGAGGCTCGCCCCTTATTTTAATTAACTCATCCCTAACTTGCCAGTATTCCCTGAGAACTTCCCTCGCTTTCCTAAGCTCAAGATATGCTTTTGGTAAATCCCGCCCAGCCAATGTTCTTTCTCGCTCAGCATAATTAAGCGCCTCTACCCCAAACTTATCCCTGAACCAATCCCTGAATTTCTCCACATTAGTCCATTCGGGTTCACCAAACTCATTATACATTCTACCCCAAGGAGTCTCCTTTTGGCTATACCGATAAGTTGACCAAACATTATAAGCAGCATCAAGATATTGCATCTCCGACAATTGTTCGATTGTTTTCGGTTCTTCCAATGCTTCCATAACAGATGCGTATTCCTTATTTTTGCCAATATGGTCTAAAACTGCCCCATAATCACTCTCTATATCCTGAACACGCAAGCGGAACCGATAGTAGTCACCGTCTTGCTCTGCCGCAGAAGCTGCCAAGTTAATTCTATCATCCCGCTCATCCTTATTTGTATCTATTTCATCTTGCCACCTATTAAATAAAATATCTTGGGGCTTGCCCCGCTGGATATTAAACTTAATTATTTCATCATCAAACCTATCAAGAATAGGATTATCAGCTTCAATCTCTCTTTGTTCCACTCTTGTAAGCTCCTGCCATGCCTTACCTTTTATCTCACGAGCAAGATTGTCCCTATACATATCACGAGCTTCCCAAGCACTTTCAGGGAATGCCCTCAAACCGCCGAATTCGGCTGCAAACCTTTCAGGACTAAAAGCACCATCCTGCCAAGGCTTTCTTTCCCAAGGCATAACGGTTTGGAGAGCGATTGGTAACACCTTATCCGCCATAAAGGCTGCATAATCGGCAGGAGACTCGAACGGTTCCCCAAAATAATTCTTCTGTTCTATCGCTAACCCAAAGGTCAACCCTGTAAGAGGAGCAGTCCTACCATAAATAAATTTGTAGAAAGGATTGTCCACACGGGAGAAATTGAGCGGGGATAGTTGTCCAGGCTCCTCTGCCATAGTAGTGGTAACATTCGCCAACATCCTCATCGCCGCATAGTATATCCCCCCAACTCCTACGTGAGTATCACCTATCTTTATAGTCATAAACCTTGAGGAACGAGGGTCAAGGTTTGGCTGTTGCTCTAGCGCCGAAGTTATACCCATATACATTGTAGTGCCCCCCAAAAGGACACCAACCAGAGCCTTCCGAGCCTCTGCACCCGTAAGCCCGCCCCGTATCATGTCGCCCATAAACATAAGTCCAGCCCTTGTATATCGAGGAGAAAAGAATAACCAAGCTGATTCCACTTGTTGCTGGCTCAAACCTATCCCTAACGCCGTTGGTGAGACTACGCCAGTCATCTTATCCAACGTGCTAGCAAGCTCCTTAAATTCCTTACTACCCGCCACAATACCTTTTTTACTTAGCATAAAAGTTCCTGCTTTCCAAAGTTCATCTCTTGCTATCTCCCCAAACCCCAAGAAGGCAGCTTCAGCCCGCCCATAAGTCTGAGCCACTATCGGCGCTCCTCGCTGCCCAGCTATTCGTCTAAGCAAAGGCATGGCTTCAAAGTAATCAATTGTTGCGGTTGACCCCCCATGCAACACTCTTTCGAGACGAGAGGCTTTTCTTTTGGCTAATTCTAAATAAAGTTTATGCGGTTGATGGGCAATACTATACATCTTTAATGTGCTTCTCGCCCATGCCACTGGGTTCCTACCAAACACCATCAACCCCTGTATCCAAGGTGCCGAAAGGTCAAGAGTTGCCACCATCATTCTACTAAGCCCCGACACTTGAGCCATATTTCGCACCCAGGCGTTACCCCGTTCAGTTAAGAAGGGTTCAAGAACCCTTATTACCTCAGCGGGGAAAATGCGTTTATTAAAAGCTGGATGGGCACGGAACTTCGCCTCAAACAATTCCTCTTTGGGGATACGAAGGTTTCTCTTTAACCTTGCCACCTCTCTCCCCACAGGTTTTAATAACTCTTTTTGAGTATTAAGGGTTTTAACAACATCATCCACTACTATACGATATTCCTTAATACTTGCTTTTATATTCTGCTTATATATCCTCTCTGCTAATCTTATCGCTATTTGTTCATTTTTAGTAAACTTTTTTACTGTTCGTATCGTATCGTAGAAAGTAGTCCTACGAGGCAACGCTAAAAGTTCCTCAACTAAGGGTCTGAGGTTCTTCCCAAGAATAAGCTGAGAGGTCTTGGACATTTTAGTAATCTGCCCAGCAATATCCTGTGGAGTAACTCTCGTAGCACCCGAAATACTACGAGCCAATCGGGGGAAATACTCCTCAAGGGTAGACAAGGTAGTCGGATTAACCAGTTTATTCTTTTGCATAGCTAATAAAGCTCGCCCCAACACGGCAACCTTATCCGCTTGAGAGGAAAGTTTCGCCACTGCTTCCGGGGCCACCATCTCTAGCCTCTCTAGTAACGTTTTCCCCAAAGGCTTCACGGCATCATCAAAATGCTTACTTGCAACACTACGAGCTATAGCACGAGTCATCAACTCAACACGTTCTGCTAATGTTCCGCCATACTTCACACCAGATTCAACACCCTCAACCATTAAATCATGCACCATTTCCATAAAGGGGTTAGTTCTTTTGAACGGAGCAAATAATCCCTCTGGGGAAGTAGCTCCCTTAGCCATACGAGGGATATGTTCCTGTATCATGTCTCCCACTATCTTTAACCCCTTTTTCGGAGAGGCTATTTTCACTCCGTTAGCTTCTGCCCATTGCATAAACCATCCAACTGTTTCATGCGCTTGCTTCACATATTCAAACGCAGCTTTATCAGTCCAAGTATATGCGTTAGGGTTCTGCCACACATCATCAATAAAAGTGCTACCCTTTAATTCCTTTGTATATTGGGGTTTCAACTTCACAACCCCAACCTTAGCATTGAGATTTTGCCCTGCAACTTTCTCAATATCTAACAACTTAAATAAATCGTCCTCGGTCTTAAAAACCTGCTTACTCCCCTGCGAAACAATACGTTTAAGCGGTAAGTCATTCATTTGGATACGCACTATATTCTCACCCATATCCCGCTGTATGCCTAGAAAGTAAGCATAGTTTTTTGATTTTTGTGCCACAGTAATAGGATTTTGGCGAGTGAAAACACCCCTACCCCCAATCGCTTGCATCATCTTACCAAACACAGGAACATTCTCCATCCTTAAAGCAGCACGTTTAGTTAAATTATTAGGGATAAAAGCAGCTAACTGGTCATAAGTAGGGAGTAATGCTTGCTCAGGCAATTTAGGGAGAATAGATGCCATCTTCGCTGTTTTGCCTGCGCCTATCAATGACCTAGCCCCTAGCTTTGCCCACCCAAACCAAGGAAGCCACCAAAGAGGCATGACGAATTCTGCTATCCCTTTCACATAAGTGGGAGCTTTCCACGCATCATATTCTCTTTTTTCATGCTCAAGCCAACTTTCCCCTGCCTTATAGGGCAAACTAGGAGACCAAAGGGATGTTACAATCGCAGCGAACGGCTTTTCTAACTTCTCGTGTATCCATTCAAAGACAGGAGCAACAAACTTTAATACATCAGGAAGAATTGGAACTTCTGACATTCCTTCCCCAACAGTTCCCATAACACCTTCAGCCCATTCCTTCGGCTTCTCCCACCCCGCAGTAGGAGATTCTATGGGTTCTACGGCAGGTGGCGGCGCTTGAGGGGCAGTTACATCGGATGGAGCTAGTCTAGCACTAGGCAACCACTGCCTAGCTGGCTCAAACTCTTGTATCCTCTCTGGTTCTTCGAAAAGGATAGGTTCTGGCGGTGGAGGAGCTTCCCTCTCTACCGTACGTTCTACAATCGGCTCTGGGGGAGCTTGCAATCTCTGTTCCCTTAAAGCCGCTTCTTTAGCTATCTCCTCGGCTATTTCTTCTTCAAGCACTCTGCGTTTTGGTAACCAACTGACTGGCATCATTAACCCCTTTGGAGAAATGGCATCCATCTTTTGGTAGTTAGGGGTGCCATCTGGGGCACCATACTACTTGTTCGTTCTAGTATATCAACCATAGGCTCGGCACCTACGAAGTCAGCATACCCCGCCAAGCCTTCTCTAACTGAGTAGGGGGTTCTAGCCAAGTGTTGCGCACTAGGAGTTACAATCTTCTCTGGAGTAATGGGTCTTCCTGAAACCTGGCCACGGGCAAATTGTGATAGCCACTCTGGGGCAGGGGGAGTTTCTGCCTTGGGAATGTCTTGTTTCCCTGTAAATTGCATACCTTTTTTCAAACTCTGTCTAATTTTTTCAAGGTCACTTATCTCTTTTAATGACGCTTCAAACTCTTGAGCTCGAACATCAGTTGGAACCCGGCTAACAATCTCGGTTGGTGACATACCTAGTGGGATTGGAATCTGCCCATAAGTTGCTGATATTTGCGCAGATGGCGATTCCATAGTAGCAAGATTCGACACTTGCTTGGGGCTTACGCCAAAATTAGTCATTAAGGAAGTCTCAAGTTCCAAGATGCGGTCAGTTATATCCTGAATTGATTGCTGTCTGCCCGCTCCTTCTGCCTGTATCTGAAGAGCCGTAGGAGCCATATTCTCCCAAGGGTTGGGCATATTCTGCGTCTGCCATCGGGTAATCCAATCTCTAGGACTGGTGAATTTAGCTAATTGTTGCTCACGCCATAACTCAAATTCAGTAGCCTGTTGTTCAAACTCCTGCTCCTCTCGTGCCCGCCTGGTAAATATATCCTCTTCTCTTTCCTGTAAGGCTAATTGCCTTTCCTGAATGCCTAGTTGAGCTTGCTGAAAAGGAGTGATATCGTCACTCCTCAAGGATTTATAATATTCGTTTTTTCTATACTCGAATTCCTCATCTGACAACACTTCCTCTGAAACAGGGTCTACAAAAGCCCCATCGCTTATTCTACGCAGAACCGTATCCCCATACATAACCTCATACTTATCAGTAACAGGAGGTTCTTCTACTTCCTCCAATGTCCACTTGCCTTGAGGCAAAGAGGGATCAAACGCACTTTCAGGATTAACTACCCATTTATACTCATAACCTTCTGGAGCAGTAGCCAATAATCCCTTCTCTAACGCTAAGGGGTCAGTGATACGAGTTTGGCGTTCCTTTACAGGAAGGTCAATATCAAATGGCGCAGGAGGTTTAATATGAGTTTCCCAGAACAAAGAAATTTCATCCAAATTTTTAATCCAGTTCATATCCAACAGAGAGTAGTCGCCATATTGTTGCTTGGACCAATCCCAAAATTCGGGTGGGTATTTATCTTTTCTACGGGACTCCCATCTTCGCTTCGTAGCCATAGTAGCCCCAACTATATCCGCCATTATACTCCCCTCCTTCTCAATTCTTCTATTTCAGCACCACCCAATCCCTGCTGTAAGTAGTAATCCGTCTCATCTTGGGATATCTCCTCTTTGTCAAAGGGTGATTTCCCTGTGAACTCTTTAGCAATCTCATTAGATACTGACTCTAATATATCCTCAATCCCCGACAAAGCACTATCATACAAATTATCTTTAGCCATCATCTGCTCCTATTAAACGCTACAGGGGGTCGCCGTTGTCCCCTACCCGCAACAACACCTGCCTCCTGACCTTGTAAAGTTTCCGTCTCACCCATAATGCGTTCCAATCCTGTTTGAGTTAGAGGTTTTTGAATCCCGCCACGCTCTAATTGCTGTCTGCGTTCTTGAATCAGCCGTAAATCTTCCGCCATACCTGATTTCTCCGCAGCCCTTAACCCTATCAGCTCAGCAATATCAGGGCTATGTAGCAATACCTTCCACTTCAAAACATCAATTAAAATCTGTCTGGCCTTATCTTGTGTATACCCCTTATATTGAGTCAGGTTAGTCATTGGGTCTATTTCGTCTTGAGCCAGATAGCGGCTACCCATTGTAGCCAACCTATCATCTTCAATCGGGTCGTCTGCTTTCAGCCTGACATCGCACCTAAAAGTAGCATCTAAATCAGCTTTTTGCATCCCCTTGGGCACGAGTGTCGGAATTGCCTTGCAAATCTCCCATGCCTTCTCCATCGCAATCGCCCAAGCGTTAGCTGAGTTCTCAATAACAGTGACATATCGTAACATCGCCTCGCTACTGGTTAAATCCTGCTGTCGCCCACTTCCACCCTTGGCAAAACCCGACAGCATAAAAGGATGCCGTCTTAGTATCTGCGACATCGTATTGGCATGATGCTGGTAGGTTTCGTTAGATGGTTGTTCGAGTTGCGTATTCTCTATTAGGTCTTTAGTTATATCCCAATTTTGGATAACATTATAAGCATACGGTCCAAAATCTTGGGCTTCAACAAATTTCGTTGCATCTATCTCACCATGTACAAAAGCAGTCTTCACAGGATAGGCTGTAAGCATCAGAATAGAAGCGATATTACTACGCTGGATACATTCATCTTTTATCAAATCCCTCGAAAACCTTATATCGCTAACTATTAAACTTGAAAGGTCGCCAGACGGAGATTGTCTCCCGAACCCTGAATACTGCCTTACGAAAGGGGTAAATCCATAAGGGTTGTCCTCCCAAAGCACCTGCTCCCCATCAGCCTCAAAATACCTTTTTCCCCCACTCCAGTATTCCATCCACTTAACCAATCTATTGAATGGTCTTTTAACCCCCAACTTTGCAGGGTTTGTCCACTTAGGATAACGAGAGATGACTTCTTGTGGTAATCTGTCATACCAAACAATCACCTCCTCAGGGATACCATAGTCCATCTCTTGAGGGCTTGCATAAACAATCATTGGCTCCGGGACTAAAAACAAAACAGGCATACCGCTCTTATCCCCATTAACCCACGCCTCATTATGGAGTATCTTAATAAACGCTTCGCCACGTCCCAGCTCGTTTTTTACAAATTCCTTAAGGGGATTAGGATTTTGTCTTTTTATTTGCTGAAACCAGCCATTAAAGAGTTCACTAAATCTATTATCAGCGTCCCTGCTTCCTTTCAGAATTGTGGGAAACGCTTGGGGGTTAGAAGTCACAATCGCTTCGGCAGAGGAGTTAACAATCTCATTGCCCAGCCCAGACCGTATCGGTTTATGAGGAACTTTTATTTCTGGAACAGAAAAGGTATCGTTAATATATTCTAAGTCCTTTTTTTGCTCCAAACGAACCTTTCCGTAAACATCATTTTCATAGTACTCTCTGAGTTCACGGATTTCCTTGATACTTCTAACCATCCAGTCCTCCCCTTTATCAATAGTATACCATACCTACCCACGATACTTAAAACTGGCTACCTTGATATTTCCAGCAGGCATCATTTTTCTTACTTGTCCCAGTATAGCTTCTGCCATAACCCAATCATCGTGTGCGCCCCTTATTGCCTGTGGCTTCCCGTCTACCCAGCTAAAGGATAGAAACTCATCCAATGCGCCCCGCATCGGTATCCGCTTCTGCCTTTCAGATATATCATCACCAAGCTCCCCCAGCATCATTAACCTCGTCCCGCCTCCGCTTTTAGTACCAGATGTCCACCATCCAGGCTTCTGCTTCCCATTATCACAATAATACCAATTATCCACACCCATATCAAGGAGTTTTTCAATTAGCAAAACTCCCGCAGCATTCCTCTCAACGGCAATAAAGGCGTTATTGTACTCCTCGTATAGTTCAAATAAGAGCCGGGCTAATTGGTCGGTGGGTATTCTGCCATATACAGTAGCAACATCTTCATTCGTCTGCCAATCCGCAACGATACTGGCACTAGGGTCATATTGCCCGGTAGACGCATCCACAGCGAACACATACCTTCTCCCAGCCACCGAATTCCTATATATTTTGACCAACCCTCCGTGCCGTACTTCTATTGGCTCATAACATTCCTTTATCATCTCGGCAATGGCATCTCTGTTAAAAAAGCAAGTAGATTTTGGGGATGAGAAAGCCTCATCCTCATTTCTAGGATACTCACCTTCCTTTTGCCAATCAGCCAGACCCTTGGTATCCTCCTCCCAAGTCTCCTCAGTTCGCTCCGGCACAACAAAATACCACCATCCTAATCTGTGGAAATTATTTTCGCCATTCTTTGCCTCTCGCCATATTTTCTTGGGAAAAGAATCCATCTTAGTTTTATCTACGGTTGTCGCCCCGATAAAAATACCACCCTTATCAATAGTTGGTTTCACCGCAGCAAAGTTGCCTTCAGCGTAATCATGGGGGAAAAACTCCCACTCGTCAGTTACAACCAGCGTAGCATCCGTTGACCTGCCTGCGTGTTCTGTGGAGGGATGTGCCCGTATTCTGCTGTGTGTGGCCGGAAAACCCAATAGACTGGCTTGGTCCGGGTCTAATTTTAATCTTAAAAAATCAGGGAGCATCTCATTGATAAACTTTGACTTACCCAAAAAATCACTGGCATCGTCTTCTTTCTTAGACAATTCCAGCACCCTGGTGCTTTCAAAGAAACTGCTTAACCAACTAGCAATACCGGCTAATGTCGTAGTTGTATAAACCTGCCTAGACTTAACGATTAGAATATATAGAGGCTTACGAGGCAAAGCTTGGTCAGACCACCCTTGAACAAGGTTAACAAGTTCTAGCAGGTGGGGATGTACCCGCCATTTAATTATTCGTTGCGAGACCGCATCCTGAATCGAAACATAGTTACTCAGATAATACAGAAGGCTCTTCTGGCACTTCCTCCATTCTATATCCGCCTTCTCTGAGCTGGCGGTCAGCTTCGAGATTGCGTCTAGTTCTTTCGTCTGCACTTATCTTTAACTCCACCTTAGTTTCAGATTTTTCCACCAACTCGCCCAATAACTGCTTAACTAATTTTATCGCAAGGACATTACCATTTTTGCAGGATTTCAAAAGCCCCTCGGTTATTTCCCTATTATTAGCTTCTAAGTACGCTTTGGGGTCAAATACCTCTTCCTTAAATTCTCTCTCTGCGCTCTTAACGTCCTCGTATTCCCTCTCCCATCGTATAAATGTTCGCTCACTAACGCCAACTGCCTCTGCCTTCCCCCGTTGGGTTGGGGCTATCCCCTGTGCACCTAAAGCAGGCGGGGTCATCCCCATTAACTTAAAAGCAAACTCTTTCTGGTTTACACGCCTTAGTTTTGTTTGTGTGTCGGTCATTTCTTCTTAATCCCTTGTATCGTCCCCTTATTTAAGGATAAGACCCGCTCCCACTTTTGACTCCCACAGGTCTTCACCATAGAACGCTTGCTCTTTCTTGTTAAGAGGTATTATTCTAACCCCTTCGGTAATGGATAATGCTTGTCCATATATTCCGACCTTGCTCGCTTTAAGGACTCAAGAACTCCATCAAACACATCAAAAGATGAAAATGCTATTAAAGGAACCGGTTCCCAATATGATTCGCCCATTAGCACAAACCGACCCCCGTATTCCACTATGGAAAAGGAACCCCACAAACTATTATCCATCTCCCATCCGTTCATCTAAATCTCTAGTTAGTCCACATAAATATATGAATAGTCAGTTAATCCACAGCAAGTACAAACCCAACAAGTGTTGCCCCATATATCCCACTCTATTGTGATAATCCCATCACAGCTAAGACAGCGGTAGCTATCACTAATTGTACCTCCCATCCCCTCTCTCCTAAATAACTGAATGCCTAGTACGTTACAAAGATTATGATTATCCAAATGACCCGCCTTGAGGACTAATTGAGAGTGTCCCCCCTATTATAACATATGTGAAAATATATGCTGGTTTACATAACCCTTGCAGAAAAACTGGCATTTTGTCAGAATTGAGTTAAACTATTAGTAGTATACAATCTCGACCTTTTTAACCTTCGTAATCCGGACTAATTCAGCCAGGGAAGTGTTGTGCCAGGCAGCTCTTCACCATGGCTGTGAGGGGTGTAGCATTATGTAAAGCGCAATAGAGACTTAACAAAAAGATTCCCCTGTGTCCCTGCCCGGTTTCACCGCTTACCAAGTAAAAGCATCTAATAAGATAAAGGA